GTAACGGCGGTATCCAAAGAAGAGGCATAGATAACGGCCAAAGGATCACGTACAGCGAAAGCCAGACGGGTCTTGATAACGATGGTTTTTTGTCCCTCGGTCAAGTCGGCTGCATTGTAGCCAATTTCCATTGTCATGTCTTTGCGCTTGCCTAACAGAAATTGTTTTTGATCGCAAACAACACAGGCATCAGTAGCAAAACCGGCGGCGGCGGTTACCTTAATCTGCATTCCACAGATTGCAGTCGGCTCACCCGTCAAAGAATAAACAACTCTGCGATCCTGAATTGAATTGTTCAATTCGTCTTTTTTGCTTCCAAGTTTGGAGAGCAACAGCGGACCAACCAGAACTGTATCAGGACGGTATTTATTCGTCTCGCATTGTAGTTTCATCATTGCAATTGCATCTACCTCAGTAGCCGCATGAACAGTGTCTGCATAAGTTGTAGAGCTTGCGAAATTTGTTTTCTTTGAGGCGGCCAACAAACCTTTAATCGTTGTCAGGTCGTCCCCTGCGGTTCCAAGTACATAACCGTCAATCTTGTCGAGGATTTTTGAAGGGGCAACGCTTGCAACTTCTTCCATAACCTCGTTCAGGTCGTCCAGTGTCTCATCAGAAATAATGAAATGGGTGGCTACATAACAAGATGCAAACTCAACGGTTTTCAACAGGAATGAAGAAGCACCCGATGCGCCGCCCTCAGTTTTTGTTCCTGCGTTATCGACGTAAGTGTAAACCACTAAAACGCTCATTTTCGGCTTCGTAATGGTTTTTGAAGGCATCCAGTCGGTGACGTGCTGATAAATAGTCAGCGGTGTGCCAACCCTTTGCGGGTCAAGGTCCGTCAAACGAACGGTTCCTACATTGGCCTGAACCATGTCGGACTCGATCAATTCTGTTTTGATCACGAAAACTGGAGAATTCTGGTGCCCCTTGTCGGTGAAATATTCCTTCAAAGAAAAGCGTTTTCCGTAATCGTCATTCTTTTCGGTTAACAGGCCGTCGATTGTAGCCTTGTCCATTACCGATGCAATCAAAGCATCTTTGAAGCTCTTTGGCCTTTCGTTCTGTACTTTCACTACTTCGCTCATCGCTTTGATAGCGGCGGCATTGGCGGCGGTTGCAGCCAGCAGGTTATCAACGCTTTCTTTGAGTGCTGCCATTCCTGCATTGTCCAGTTTCTCAGCGATCATTTTGTTTATCGCCTCAACTTTTTCATTCAGGGCTTTTTCGGTGACCGTTTCTTTTTGCGAGTCAGCGATGAGAGCCTTAATCTCAATCAATAATTCATCTTTAGGGTCCATGTTTAATTTTTTAAATGGGTTAATAAATACTTGTAATCAATTTGAGTGCTTTTAGCGGCTCTATTTTGAGTGCCTTTCATCGGCGGCTCTGTCATTGGATCTTGCATCGGGTCTTCAACTGGCATCCCTTCGATGCTAATTGTTGGGGTAGCCTTGTTGCTTCCCATCGGGACGGCTGACCCCTCTACGCATTTGGCTTCCAGTACATACCAAAAATAACCTTCCTCATCTGCCTTTTCAAAATTGGCAATCATAGGGTAATATTTCTTCCATGCTTCAAACTCATTCGGATATTCTTCGTCATTGATAGCCATATCCATCTTAACATACTGCATACCTACGCTGTGATTACGTACCCATCCATTCAGGTACTGATTGAGCATGAACTCATTGCGTTTCTTTTCGATATTGGATTCAAACGTCAACCCCTCGGTAACTCCCGGATAAGGAAATCCAAGTTCCTGCCATGTGTAGGTGCGTGTATATGCTTTCAGGTTCTTACCGTCTGATATGATGCTTTCAAACTCCATTTCATGCTCTTGCAGGTGCATTAACATTTTGTTCTCTGCCAAACTTTTAGCCCAAATCCCCGGGAGGTGAACGTCACCGTGGCAGTCCAGAAAATTAGTAGTGTTGATAATTACGACTACTTTCAAATTGTCCTGCATCGTTGGATCGAGCGGGTTCATCTCTTCTTTAGAGGCTGTTTGCTCTTTGTTCCAAACGATCTGAGGAGCTACAGAAATGCAATCAGCGTGTTTAATAGTTGCTTTCTTTTGCGCTATCAATTGCTTTCTGTTCTTAAACAGAAAATCAAACATCTCTTTCTGGGTTCTAAATTGCTTCGTCCCGTAGTTGTAAGTTTCCATAGCCTTATTTTTTAATGAGTTTTTTCTCAAACTTTTTAGCCCTGATTTTTTCGATCTCTTCTTTCGATAACTTTACTTTACTCATGGTTATATTTTTTTAAGTTCAACCAAAATTGTTTTACCATAATCAAGAGCGGTCATTTTGCACTCATAAAATGGAGCATCTTCCCCTTCTTTTATGTCTTCAAATTCGGCACAAAATCCGGTATAAATAAAGTCACCAATATTTATTTCCCTTTCAATATGAAGTGGAACAAACTTTGTGAATAGTGGAATTAAATCTTTTGTACACTCTAAAACTAATACGCTGGATATTTTAACTTTACCTAATTTCATTGTATTGTTATTGGTGTCGTATCTGGTACGACTGGTTGATTTGCATTTGTGCGTTCAAACTTATAGACATCTCCGCCCTGTACGGCTTCCATGTCCATCAGCTCAAGATACTGGTTCCATGTGATTACATTATTGTTATATGCTGTTTCACCTGTGCGGGCGTTCATCGTCAATGCTGTGGCTTTTTCTTTGAAACCTTCCTGAAGGCAGTCGATATGCTCCCAACTTGTTTTAAGAATGAAGCCATAATCACGCATCTTCAGACGTTCGGTGTAATATTGATCTTCATTTTCAACCAGCGGAATGACAGTATTTTGATACAGCCTTCTTTCTGCCTGTCGCTGATTTTCAAACGTTGCACCCTGCGTGTAGGTCTTATACAGCTCTGGAGGTATTCCAAAACCATTTGAAATGATCATTGCATTGTTGCTGAACTCCTTATAGATTCCCAGCTCTTCGCTATTCATGATTGTTTTGATGTAGTCAATATCTGAATAGCTGATTAAATACTGGTTTTGATTTTCTCTTATCCCGTAATTAGCCTTAAAGGTTTGGTCAATCTCCTTCTTTGCGTCCTTTGAAAGTGGTATTTGCGTCCCGGTTGCGTCCTTATTGTTGGCCTTGATGATCCCTTGCATACCTCTTGACTTAAGAATAACATTCATTGCTTCGAAAGTCAACTGAGTATTTGTAATCGCAAATCGAAGGTTTTCAAGCCGTGAAGATCCAATGATGGAATTACCAACATCCGAAAAATTCAGGTCGTTAAAGTGAATAATCTGATCCGGCGAAAACAACCGGACAGGGTTGTAATTAATTAGCGCGTACTTTTCAATGATTCCCTTTATGTCAACTTGGTCAAATATCTTACCCGTCTGCCGGACCTGCATCCATTCTGATGGGAGGTTAATCATCGTTTGAACCGTCTGAATATCAGTGTCGAAGGTCTCTAAAGGGTTATTCAGGTAGATGTAATTATTCCCAAAGGTAAAAAACATGTACGTTCTTTCCTTGTTAAACTCCATAACCGACTGCAAAGGATTAGGCCGTTCAATGAAAAGTTTTCGGGCATTCTTTACGCCTGTCTTTCCTGAAGTCCAGGGAATCTCTTTTCCGTTCAGGTCAACCAGGTACTTACGTCCGTTGGCCGCTGCATCTGAAAGGATCGAAATACAGCCATTCAATACAGGGTTATTCGCAACAGCTTGTCGGTATTCGTGAGGGTTAGACAACGACAACCAAGCCGGAACTCCGTTTAAATATTCAAATGTAGAGGTAGTAATTTCGCTCCGGTTGATACCAGAACGGCGGCCAAAGAATGAAGCCAATGACTGAAAAGTTGATTCAAACATATTTTCAGTTGAGTTATTTCACGCAAATATAATAAACATGTTTTAAAACATAACTATAAAACATGTTTTATTTTTTGAGCGTAAAAAAAACCAACTTATTTAGCTGGCTTAATTTCTGTCTGACTGGTTTCCTTTTCTTTCGGCGGTCTGCTGTGAAAGTATTTCGCCTCAACTCCACAGCAATACTTTTGTTTTTTACCGCTCCCATATTTGCAGGGCTCGTTTCGGTTTGGTTTAACTGATCGCATCGGATAGCCGTTACCCTCAAACATTTTTACTTTTCGGTTCTGTTTCATTTGGGTACTTTTTTATTCTCTTGTAATGAATTAAAAAATTGTAGCTGCAAAATAGTCTCAACCCCTCTCATGTGCCTTTGATGAGCAGATGAACACCGGAAGGATTTCACACTCGCATACCCGAACGCTTTAGCAATTTGAGCGTGTGAAAGTTTTGCGGCTTTAATATTTGGGTATTTCATTTCTTCTTTACTCCTCGTTTACATAATACTCAATAATGTCACTATCAATATCAATGGCCTTCCAGTTTACTATCCTGTATCCATAAAGACATATTCTGTCTCCTACACCCAAATGTATCTCCTTATCAATGATTTTACATACATCTTTATGCTCATTAATGATAAATCCGCTCGGAATTAAATCTTCGTTAATGTACTTTTCATCTTCGTCTATGGTTACGTCAGACAAATAAAAAATAGTTTTCATTTCTTGGTTTTTAATTGGTTTATCCTATAAATGTAATACTTTGATATTAAATACTACTATGATTTTCAATTATTTTCATCAACTCCCTTAAATAAACCGTACATTTTTTCAAGATAAGCCGCCAAAGCGCAAATCGCGTCTGGAAAATCATCTTCCTTTGTGCTTGTTTTCATTAATTTTGTGGTTTCATTAATTCCCCTTTGCAGCTCTGGCGTAGGATTATCAGGAAAGTAAAAAAATAGTTTGATAATTCCAGCTTGTGCAAGTATCCTGCCCATCTTATTGGCTTTGGCAAATTGCCCGAATACCTCAATATCTGGTATCAACTCTCTGATCCTTCGGGAGAAATATGCACCAAACGAATTGGTTTCAATCAACAAATGGCTTATACGGTGTTCTTTTACCTTACTCTGGACCTGCCCTTCCTGAATTGTGAGGTTGTTTTGATCGAAAATAGCATCAACAATGTACACTCTATCTCCGTAAATCCTTGCTATTGGCATAGAAAAGTAGTTTTCGCCCGTGTCGGCTGTATCGATCGAAGCAATAGTAAAGTATTCCATATCATCGGGTAGCTCAGTGTATCGTTTCAATGAACTGACTGGAAATACTTTAGTCTCATCATCTGAAATAGCAATACAATGATAATTAGCCTGGAAGATCATCTTTGTTCTGCTGTCAACTTCCATCCGGTGTTTAAGCTTCAAATAGGATTCTTTACTCAGCATGTCAGGGCAAAGCATCTGATCTGTTTCCTGATTGTAAATAGGCATGGCCAAAATA